AAATGCCAGCAAATCGACGATCGTTCACCACGTCCAAAACCTTCTGATCATCCATCGGCAAGGCATACAATTCATCCGGCGTCATCACGCCAGCGTCTTCAATGATTCCCAGAGTGCGAAGCCCCAAGACATCGATCTTCAATAAATTTAATTCTTCAGAGTCCTTCTTGTCCAATTGTGTTACTCCATCTTTAACGCAGCAATAGTCGGTGATCGGCTCGTTCGAAACGATAACGCCTGCGGCGTGAATCGAGTATGCCACGCATGGCCTTCTGCGCCAGTCATGTAACTCGCGTTGGGGTGAGCCTCCATGAACGCTTTGCCGGCTCCGGTATTGGTCAGCGTGTCTTCAAGCCCTTTGCCATAGCGCGAGTCGCCAGAGCTGTATTCAATTAATACATTCTTCACGGCAAAGGTATCGTTGGCAGGAATCGCCAAGCGCTTGCCACACTCCGCCATTAACGACTTCGATTGAAGCGCTGACACGTTGCCTAGTCTCGCGACATTCTCGCGGCCATACTTATCGGCGAGATAATCAAATACCATGTAGCGCTTTGTATCGCTGAAGTCAATATCGATGTCAGGTAAATCGTCACGATTGATATCGATGAAGCGCTCGAACAATAGGCCGTGAACTAGTGGATCCACTTCAGTTATTCGAAGGAGATAGCAGACAAGACTTCCGGCAGACGAGCCGCGCGCAGGGCCGACAAGCATGTGCTGCTTCGCCCAATCGACGAGATCGCTGACCACGATGAAATAGCTTTCATACTTTTTCTTTTCGATCATTGCCAGTTCGCGCGCGAGTCGCGCCCTATATTCAGGCGTCCACTTCAACCCTTCAATGCATCGTCTTCGCTTGCCTTTTTCAACGAGCTTCAAGAGGTTGCCTTTGAACTCGATCATCGGAGCCTTCTGGAGTTCGGTGCCTTCGAGCCGTTCCGCGACTTCGCGAGATCCGGCGTATGCCTTTTTCGGTATCCATGGCGCGTACTGCTTCAACTCTTTCTCTGAAAGAATCCACTGTGGTGTCGTCATTTGATTGTCGGTGATCGATCTGAATTTCATGCGATCAGCTTCTGCCGAATACCAGTTGTCCACGACTGCGACCAGCGGCTTCTTGGTCTTCTTGTGCAGCGCCAATGCGCGATTGATCGACCAGATCGAATTCAAGCCCACATCAATGTAATCGAAGGACGCAGGATCGATTAAAGCATCGCCGGCAAAGCGAATGATACCGGAAGTCTCTGCCAACGAAGCTTCGGTGAAGTCATCAGCGCTCGCGTATCGATAGAATGACTTTGTATCCTCTGCCAAGATCCATGCCATTGGTTTGCGCTTGTCTTCCAACTCGACTTGAAACGACAAGCCGAACATCGGCTTGATGTCGCGCTTCGCCAGAGCCTTCATCCATCGAACATGGCCCCAGCAATTAGGATCAACAATGCCTGCCGACTTCACGCCGATATCCGCGAGCCTTTCGGCCGCAGCGTCAATCGGCACGAATGTCTTTCGAAAGGTAAACTCTGTTCTGATTTTTAGTTGCGGAAATGGATTTGATTTCATGGAGCAGTCCTGATTGGTGAATGGCTTCGCAAAGCGCGTCAACGTCGTCGAGCGCTCTGTGAGTCTGAGCGTACTTCTTGCCGGTGAAGTGCTCGTACAACTTTATGAGTTTAGGTCGTGAGCCGAAGTATGGAAGATAAGTTTGGGCAGAGCAGACGTGAATGCACGGCCACTGCCACTCCTCTTCGCGTCCGGCTCTGAGGACTTCCAGCCAAAGCAGCGTTGTATCGAAAGGAAGGTTGTGCGCGACCAATCCATCAGCGCCATTGAAGAATGCCTGAATGTCATCCATGAACTCGCCAATGGGAGGCTCGCTGTTAACGTCCTCCTGATTTAGTCCGGTGATCTTGGTGATGATTGGTTCGAGTTCGCGAAAAGGATTGCAGATAAAATCCAGCGTTTCATTTGTAGGGCCGGACTCGGTGATGATCCTCGCCGCGAACTCAATTATGCGCGGCTGCTTGTCGAGACTAACTGACGGGTGATATGGAAGGCCGGTTGTCTCGGTATCAAAGACCGCGATTCGCATCAGTCGATCCTGACGATGAACTTGACGTCTATGCCCAGAATTCGCCTTGTATCGAAAATGCAATAATGATAGTGCCTGCGCTGCTCTATAAGATACGGATTGGTGTGGCCGTTAGTCCAGACTTCCTGAGCAGTGCCTATCTTGCGTGAATTGAAAAATGCCTTCCAACTATCCAGCTCGATCTCGCTGCAGTGCATTCCGATATGGCTGGCAGAAGGATCGCGGCCGCGCATCCAATTGTCGCCATGGACATATTCCAGAACTTCGAATTCCAGCACGCTCTTGTTCTCGGTCAAGTCGTGATAGTTAAATGACAGGTTCGCTTCGTTCTCGCCACGGCCGCCGAATACATAGCCGTCAGCCGATACTCTGTCACGAGTCCAGATGTTCATGCCCATGTCATTAAGTAGGGTCATAGCCGCTGCCGTCATGTGCTGCGGCACGATTGCCAATTGCTCTATCTTAAATTTCATGCTATGCTCCGTAAGGGATATCACACCCTGTTAAATATTTATGATTACCTTTCGTCGCCAAAAGGAATGAGATGAAGTTTACCAGATTCGCCACCGGAGTCTCTTCGCCCGTTAGCAATCCCTGCAGCTGATACTTCTGCGCCTCTTCGAGAGTCCAACCGCGAGTTTCACAGACCTGCTTATCTATCGAATCGCTCATACCGGTGCCTGCCAACTTGTTAGGCGATATCGAGAACACGGTGATGTCCGGTGATAGCTCACGCGCCAACTGCTTGGTGAGGATCAAGGCAGCGCCCTTCGATGCATTATAGGCAGCGGAGCATCGCATTGGCATGTGAGCCGCATTCGAGACGATGTTGACGATGGTGCCCTTGGACTCTCTAAGTCGAGCTTGATATTCTTGCGCCATCAAGAATATGCCTTTGGCATTTGTATTCATCATGTCGTCCCAATCAGCTTCATCTGCATCGGCCAACCAATCAATTCGATTGACTCCGGCACAGTTGATTAACACGTCCAGCTCCTGAACTTGAACATCTGAATAAACTCCGGCTTCCCTTACATCGAATCCAAAATCAATATCCGTGTCAGGGTATAGATAATGACCGTCTTCTTTGAGCTGCTGATGAAGGGCCGCGCCAAGTCCGCTGGCCATTCCTGTTACTAATATTCTGCTCATGCTTCGTTCTCCAGTTTTGATATGATGGACTCTATCATCGCAGCGTAAACGGCGGCATCATGAATCGAGTCCTTGTGTAATAATTCGCTGATTGCGAATCGAGTTAACTTCACAATGATCAGCTCAAATAAGTGAAACTGATCGGTGAATACTAATCCTTCAGGCACGCCGTCAGGGAATAAGATTTTCATGATGGGCGCAACCATCTTATAGTTGTTGCCATAGACTTCGTTGCGCTCTTTAAACGTCTCTGCCATTTCGTGAAGGATATCGTCAGTTGTCGGTGATGCGCCAAGCGCCGCGCGAAGGCGATCGTCAGGAGGAGCAATCACCGTATCGTCCAGACCAGCACTGCCTCGCGCGGCCAGAAAACTGGAGAACGAAGCAGCGGCCAGTGCCTTGTAGAATTGCTTATCCATGAGTACAAGCCTCCTCGTGAATGAATACTTTTCGACAATCTGAAATTCCCATCGCTCGATATGCTTCGAGGACATCATCACGATCATCCAAGGCCATCACGATTTGATCAACAACTTTGTTCTCGAATTCCAGCAACTCTTCAATTAGCTTCGGCTTTAATATCGCCGAAGGAAGCGTGACCCCAGAAGGCCGCATGATGAGCTTCGAGTTGCGAATAATTTGAGCCGGGAGATTATCGACTAACCAAGCGCGTCTTCGGACAATGAACTCCTGCGGAGCTGCGGTGGCGAACCATACCTGAACTTCGCCATCCTCGCAATAATATTGCAACAGGCGCGTGTTCGCCGCCTTGTCCAGCGCTGCCGCTGCGTGATACTCGTGAAATTTACGGCATGAATTCGGCATGCCAGCAAGTATCAAATCATGCCGCCACAGGTCATCGCTGATGCAGTTGTCGATGTCGCAAATCATTATCCTTGAACTCATGACTGCTTCCTCATTTTATCTACGATCTTCAACAACTTTCCGCGCTCCAGTAGATCTGGAAAGGCTTCTAATGCGAAGGCTTCCAGCTCATCGAAGTAGTCACGGCCACGATCATCATTCAGGAAGTCAGAGGCCCACGGATGAACTTCGAGCACAACATCGATCATCGCATTAATCACCTTCTGGTATTCGCTCTGCGTCCTTCCTCCCGTGCGCGACTTCGCCAGCTCGCTCAACGTCCTGAGATTGAACTTGACATACAAGCCAGTTGAGATATTCGTTGGGAGGATGCACCGTGCGTCTTCGGCCGCGTGGCCTAAATCAATCAGCTGTCGATAGCCTTCCTGAATAGCATAGTTGACGGAGTCAACAACGGCTGCCCCTGCTTGATCAATCGCGATCTTGTCTGGCATCACGAAGCCATACGCGCTTTGGTCGGTGACTCGCATCGACTCCTGTGCGTATGAGCCGTGGCGATTCCGAACGAATTGATGAGTGAAGGCGCGGCTGACTCCTTCGACCTTGAATGTATAGTCGATGAATTCCCAGCTGCTGGGAATGGTATTGGCGATGTATTTCAACTCCTTACTGACGCGATCTCGCGACCATTTCAACTCCATTTCATTCTGCACGTTCAGACGAGTATTCTTTGTCAAAATTAACAGCTTTGCTGCTTCATACGGGTAGCGCTTAAGAGTTACTTTCACGATTGGCTCCTCTGACGATGTCAGACTTTATTAAACGGCTGCGGTATCCATCGCTGTCTTTCATATCCTGAATTTGGCGAATGTCCTGAATGACATCGTCCAGCAAAATGTTTCGCCAAAGCGCGAATCGGCCCAACGAGTAGATTCCATATTGAGCAGAGATCGCGAGAAGAAGCGCGTGCCGTGTACCAGAAGGAATGTCCATGATTTTTCCGAACCTCAATGTATGGACAGTCGAGTTTGCCTTTGCTTCAGCTTCAGCCAATGCGTTGCCGGCTCGATTTAAAATCTGCACTCTGGGAAGTCCGAATGAATCGGCGATCATGGCGCACCAAGCCGAGCGCGTCTTGCCTTCGTCATCGCCTATCGATCCAGCGAACTCCAAGATCATCGTGCGGCCGGTGATGCTCGCTCGATATAGATTAGTCGTTGGGTCTGGATAGTATATCGTTTGATGGAGGTTCGCGTCAGGAAGATCGAACCGCAGCGTCTGGATCTGTGCATGCTCGAAAGTAATGGCGCTGACATCGATGTCCAGCGCCATGCAAAGTGCTGGCAGCGGAGCCGTGGTGATCGATCCGGCAGGAAGGTTCGCGAGATCGGCTTCAGCCTCGAACTCGATTCTGTTCTGCTTTCGCAGTCGTCTGATTAGCTGATCCTGAAAATCAGGCGGCGCAATCCAGCGTTCAACAGGATCGATATTGATGATGGATCGCTCGCCGGTTGGCCTGCCAATTACTTTGCGCGAATATAGGTTCACCAAGTTAATCGCTGGAGGATAGAATTCGCCCTTGTAGAAAATGCCTTTGGTGACTCGCACCCTATTAAAAGGAATACCGACTGCTTGGCCGACGATGTCAGAGCGGAAGCGAAGAAGCGCGCTGTGGTCTTGGTAATCAGATCGGCTGCGCGCTTCATAAACAAAAGAATCCGGTATCACGGTGCCGGCGATCAGTCCTGATAGACCTGCACCTATAATTTTTGTGCTCATGCTTTATGCTCCCTTGGCCAACGGGTTGGCAGCTTGAATTTGCTCCGCCAGTTCGATTCATGAAGAAGCCAATCAGATCTGACGAGACTATTAACAAGCTGACGAGTGTCGAATCCAAATTCAAGATCCAATTCGCGAATAGTACAACGGCCGCCAAGCGCGACAACGGCATTGAGGATTGCTCGCCGATCCGAATTGACCTTGGGTCGCGATGTCGCCTCGACTCCGGTAATGATGATGAGATCCTCCTTGTTGAGGACTGCTGGACGTGCCATAGGAAAGCTCCTGTTTTTATAGATCCGGCGATTGTCGTGCAATTAGATCGCAAAAGCAACAATCTTTTCGACTTAATTTCAACTTATTTCGTTAAAGCACTTTACTTCTGCGAGCACACCACTTATTATATACCTACCTAAACGAAACGCCGGAAAAGAAAATGACCCCTCTCTACAAAGACCTAATAATTGAAAGCAGCAAGTTCAACGAAGATAACGATTGCGCTGTAGTAGGAATCGCAGCAGTCTGCAACGTCTCTTACATCAAGGCTCACGAAGCTCTACGAATTCAAGGACGAAAGCAAGGAAAAGGAGCTTCCAGACTCCAGCAAGAGCAAGCCATCAAAATGATCGGTGGCGGATGCGCAAATCTGGGCAA